CTTTATAAGAAAGAGTGTGACATTTACAAACAAATAAAAGTTAAATTAATCTTTTAGATGAACCTATGCCGCTGACGGTTGGAGACCGTAGGTCTATTTGATTTAAAATTCTTTTGCTTTGTTTTTATAAATTTTACTATTTCCATTAGAAAATGTTAAAATTTATTGCGTTTTTTGAAACCATAGTATTTTTCGCATGAAAATAAATAATCGATTAAATATATAGAATACGTAATATTCTATATCTTTAAAATTTATTAGAACTCTGAGAGAGGTGTTATAATACGATTCTCAGACAAATCAAATCCATTTGTATTAAAGTACTTATGAACACCAATTAATTAATTTTAAAGGGTCTTATATAATTATTATTATAATAGATTCTTAGTTGAAGCATCGTAGGGTATTACAAGTTCAATTAAGTTTGATATGCACCCGCTACGACATAATATTAGGATGGCTTTGAGTGTGTCCAATATTATCGCTAGGAACGAGTTATATTAATATTATATAAGATACCTGTGGTTTACATAACAAAACGTTATGATTCAAATTCTAATTCCAGTTTGGCGTTGGGAGTTGAGGCTAGCATATGTGAGGTCAATATCCGAGTAGATATACCGGTGAGATCCGAAATGATCACTATCTAGTTATACGATTAAAGTATAATATTTTTGTTTTTAGCAACCCTAGAAGCTTAGTTTTATATGTGCTCGTATAAACGATAGCAGAATCGCGTAGCAATCACTATCCTTTGGTAGTCTCGATTACTCAACATAGAAAATGATAGTAATCTAGTAGTTATGTATAACTGAATTCGAATACAAATCGATCTTGAAATGTATTTCGGAACAAATGCACTGTTACGTGTGCTTTTAGAACACGACTGGTTGGCTCGCCAGAGTAGAGCTTTTAACACACGACGAACTACAACTATAAGATATTACGACATGGCAGCTTTTTCAAAATTCGAACATATCTATGGTGCTACGATATATTTTGTATCGTATAATCAACATGGTGTTTTGTTCCAATTGGAACAAGGTAAGTTTGTTTTACCAAGTTGTAAAACTGCTTACAATCATGAAGTTGTAGCAAGAAACTATGCAAATAATGTCGGTTTTACTGACTTATTTTACATAGCATCGCGTAGTTTCGATGGAAAAATGATTCACGTATATTATTGTGACATTAGTGATGAATACTTGAATACAGTACGTATTCATGTAAGTGAAAATAAAAACTTACCATATGATTATGTCACGTATGATATTATCAAATCCATTGAAAATGATATGAGTCCACAAGTTAATGAAGATAAGTGGATCAAGGACGATTGGGTTAGCATACCTGTATTTAAAGAATGGTATGTAAAACATCGACCAGGCGAACAACACAAGAAATTGAAATCAATGCTTGACATTTTAAGTGATGATTGGAAATCAACCTATTGCCGAAATTCACATGATAATTTTCGGTGGTTAATAAAAGTATTTCTATTTCATAATATATCTTCTGATATATTACGTTATAGAACTTATAACGAACGTCGCCAAATGAATCAAGAAAAATACAATCGATTTCGTAACGATAATATTAGTGGAGATGATTTTCTTCCACAAGTATTTGAAAATGTTACAGGCCGAGCAATAACAACTATGCTCGAATCACCACAAGTTATGACTACTTTGACTAAAGTTACTTGTGCTGCTGATGCTATTACTGATTTATCAACAAATGCATCACATACAATGGATGAACTGAAAACAACTTTTGACGGTATTATGAAAAGATGTTACGAAAAAGTTGAAGGACTTTCATCGTCTTTTGATACAATGACTAGTATTACTAGTATTTTACGATTAATTGTATCAACTTTCAGTTATTTTGCACTTTTATCTCAAAAGTGCATGCACAATGCAGCTAATATAATTGCATGTACTGTTCTCTATTTAAATGGTATCGTACCATCTACTTTGGATTTATCTATCCTTGAAAAGATAAAGTCAAACCTGATTCTAAACGTTAAAGGGGTTATTGAACAGATACATCAAGGTGTAAAGCGTCGATTTACGTCGAGCAATACTGAAAGTACAGAAGAATTTATACCACAAGCCAATGAAGGAACACATTATCGAGGCTTAGTTACGACATTATTTTCTTTAATGAAAACATCTTTTTGTTCTTTTTACAAAGAAGTTGATTTTCGTAGTTGGGAATTGGATGTCAAAACACTTGATAATCACATGAAAATCAGTCGACATATATTTGGAAGCAAATCGTTGATTGACGTGTGCATGAGTGCATTAAATTGTATTATCGATTGTGCTAGTTCGTTTCTCAAAAATAAAGTTGGGTATACACCAACATTTATTAGTGACGAATTGGGTAAAACTTTTGATAATTATTTACAATTTAAACGTGGTAATTGGAAAGAAACAGCACGACACGATTCCGATATAGCTAACAAGTTAACAACTTTACATCGCGATTTGTATGAGAAAATAGCAAAATTGCGAAACGAAATGTTGGCTGATGAATTTGATAAAAGTTCACGCGAATCTTTAAAAGTAAAGATTATGTTGCAATATTTGAACGAAATGTCAAAAGAAGTAACTAAAGTGTATGAAACTTTGCCACCAC